ATGAACTACTCGAAAGACGGTGTGACGGTGGCCGCAATGTTCGATTCAGCCCATCCGAAAAAGTCCGGGAAGTGCTCCGTAAAAATCCGTGTTACCTACAATCGAGTGCGTCACTATTATCCGACCGGGAAAGATTTGATGCCGGCGGAGTGGGACGCCCTGCCAACAACAAAAGCCCGTGCACTTGTGGAGATACGCAAGGACATCGAAAGCAGCTACCATATAGTGCGGACGGCTGTTGAGGACTTATTAATGCGCGGTATCTTTTCATTGGAAAATCTTAACAATCGACTAAAACGAGCTGGTGGCGATACGCTTAATATTGCTTTTGAGGGTAAAATAGCCGAAATGAAAGCACAGGAACGCATCGGGAATATGATGGCCTATCGGGTTGTTATGAAGGGGATAGAACGATTTGCCGGACCTCGTGTTCCTTTGTCGGGTGTTTCGGTGGATTGGATTCGCCGTTACGAAAAGTTCCTGCTTAAAGAGGGTAAAAGCCGTACTACCGTCGGAATACATATGCGACATATACGGGCAATACTCAACGACATGAAGCGGTGCGGAAAGATTTTAGAGGCGCAATACCCATTCGGTCGGGGGCGGTATGAGATACAAGCCGGAGAAGGGCGCAAATTGGCCCTCACGCTGGAGCAAATAGGGCAGATTGCCAACTATGAGGATGGAACCGAGGCAACGGCCAAATACCGCGATTATTGGCTGTTCCTCTACTTGTGCAACGGGATCAACGTTGCCGATTTCGTAAAGTTGAGGTATCGGGACATCGTGAACGGTGAAATATGCTTTGTCCGGCAAAAGACCGAGCGGACGACCAAGACCCGCAAGGAAATCCGGGTCGTTGTCACGGAGCGGATGCAGGCAATAATTAACCGATGGGGCAACCCCTCCCGGCCCGACAGCTTCATTTTTCCGATTCTCGACGGACAGGAGGATGCAATGCGGCGGAAGTGTAAAACGATGTATTTCACCCGTGCGATCAATAAGCGTATGAAGGAGGTGGGCGAACAGCTCGGGATCGGCAATATCTCGACCTATACGGCCCGGCATTCGTTCGCTACGGTGTTGAAGCGGGCAGGAACCAATATCGCCTATATCTCGGAATCGCTGGGGCATCAGGACCTCAAAACGACGGAAAACTACCTCGCCAGTTTTGAGCGAGAGGAGCGGGTAAAAAATGCGGAATTATTAACCAGATTTTAGAGATATGACAATAAAACAAGCGAAAATATTCAGAGGCGACAAATGCGGTGAGGATAATAGCCTCGGTTATCATGCCTTAAAATCCGAAATACGAGAACTCAAAAAGCAGTATAAATTTTGCGACGAACTCGTCGATGAATTAAAGGTCGATGGATATAAATATTTACAAGGTCGCATTTGCGATATTCACGACGAAAATAAAAATATGCTCGGTTTTGACCGGGGGAAAGCTCCCACAGAAGAAGAAATAGAAGACCAAATATTCGAAGCGGGGCACGATTATATTGAATATTTTGTCGACAATCCAACATTATCATTTCATTATGATAATGAAAGATTGGAATTTGTTAGCGATGACGGGCAATATATTAGCTCCGGTGATGTATTGGGAAGTGAAGAATGCCGTGAGTTGGCAATGAATGATCTATGGGAAAACTATCGCCACGACCATCCACGAGGGGCAGATATAGATGCCGAATTGTCAACATTGCACTTTCAATGTGAAAGCCAAATAGCGCATTTTAGGGATCGTCAGGCTTTTATCGACAAGATAAAAACACATTCGAATACAATAGCTCCCCAATATTCTTTGGTGGATTATATAACAAGAGATCGCGATAAAGTTTTACAATTCATCGATAACGAGTTAAGACCCTGCAAGGCGACGCAAGGAAAGCTAATCGCTATGTTAATAATTGTTTTGCATGATGCCGGGTATTTGGTAGAATATAACGGTAAATTATCGGATATACATAAGGCTTTCAAGGACGCATATCCAGGTAAGGTAGGGGCACTAACCGGTATCGTTGATTATGTAAACAGCTATAATAACGACAAGTACACCGGGGATAAACGAATCAAACTGGAGGCTTTAGAATCGCTGCGATATAAATTGAAATAATTATTGTGTAATACAGTGGAGTACACGGGGCTCCACTACTCAATTTATCACCTTTGCACTATCAACGTTGAGCAATCCGCCCGATCAGCGGACATTGTTAAACACTTAATAGTGTCAAGGTATGAATGAACCTGTTATCGTCACCACCCCCGCGCAACTGCAATCCATCATCAGCGATGCAGTAAACGCGATTCTTCCCAAACTCGCCGACTTCCGGCGCAAGAACGAGCCCGTCGAAACAGACGGCATGAACGTCGAGGATGCCGCCCGGTTTATGACCGCGCAGGGCATCCCTACCACTCGGGCATCACTCTACAACCTCGTCTACAAAAACACAATCCCGCACAAGAAATTCGGACGCCGTACGGTGTTTTCGAAAAAAGAACTTCTTGCGTGGATCGAATCGCGCACCGTGCGTCCGGAGGACAAGCGGACCGCCGCCGCATTGCGTATCGCCGAGAGTGCCAACCGTAAATAATCCCGGAGCTATGAAACAGAAAGAGCAAGCCCCCGGCACTCGAAGCGAGTACGCAGGGGCAAATAACGGCACCGGCAAATATACGCTATCCGGGAATGATATGCAAATTTCGTTTGGTCACCATCAACGGCGGGTGTATAATTTCCTGTTGCAGGGTGGGCGCCATTCGGTAGCGGATATTTCCGCGGCGCTAAGGTTGTCCGATCCCCGGGCCCTTATTCGGGATTTACGGCACAAGGGTATCGCAATATCCGACGAATGGGTAAAAGCGGTGCACGGTAGCCGTTATAAACGGTACTTTGTTCCCGGAGGTTACGCAAGGAAGGAGGCGCGCAATGAGTAGGCGGGACACGTTTTATTTTCCCCACGAATATAACGCCAAAGACGACCCGAAATGCGAGCGTCTTATTTCGGTAATGGGAATGGAGGGATACGGAATATTTTGGGCACTTTTAGAGGTGTTGCGAGTACAACCCGACTATACCTACCCATTGGTGAACATTCCCATCGTAGCGCATAAGTATTACACAACCCCGGAACAGGTGCGTCGAGTTGTATTCGATTTCGGGTTGTTTACGATTATTGAAGATAAAATATTCTTTTCCAATGGCTTAATAAATCGTATGCAAGTTTTAGACGAGCGTCGGCGCAAGCGTTCGGAAGCAGGGAAAAAAGGCATGAGATCACGATGGAATAACAACGACGATAACAATGTTATAACACCGCTATTACAACCTTATAACAGTAAAGTAAATAAAATAAAAGAAAGTAAAGATAGTAAAGGGGATTTTAAGGGGGAACCTGCGACCGCGGTAAGTCCCGACGCTGTCGCCCCAAGTAGCGCGGGCGAGCCGCGCAAAGTCGCAACCAAACGCGCGGCGTTTGTTGCTCCCTCGCTCGAAATGGTCAAAGATTATTTTTTGACTATCAAAGGAGCGAATACGGATTCGGAATGCTTTTACGACTATTTCACAGCCAACGGCTGGCGAACGGGTAAAAACCCGATAAAAGACTGGAAAGCCGCTGCGCGAAATTGGATGCGCCGCAAATCCGAATTCAGCAACACGACCCAAATTCAAACAAGCTATGAGACGAAACGAATCTATAAAGACCTATAACCGCCCGGCCCCTGTTGAAGGGCTGCCGGAATCGCCCGAGCTCGAAAAGGCTGTTTTGGGTGCCTTAATTCTCGAACCTGAACAACTGTCTGATGTTTCGGAGATCGTCGAAATTTCGGCATTCCATAATGCAAATAACGGCAAAATCTACGGCGTGATGCTCTCAATGCTGGAGCGTGGCGAAAAAATAGACCTTTGCACGCTCGCAGATCGTCCGGAACTCAAAGGCCGGGAGATGCTGCGATACCTCACGACTTTGACCAATGCAGTAGGTTCCGGCATTAACGTATTGGATCATGCCCGGAAACTCCGAGATACCGAAACCCGGCGGCGTATGTGCCTTTTCGGCTACGAGCTTGCGGCGCGTGCTGTCTCCGATCCGGATGGTGTTGTAGATTGGGCAACGACGGAAATAACCGCGATAGCTGACCGGGCCGTGCGTTCGGATGACATCACGCCATTGTCGGATGTCGTGCGGGCCACCCTCGACGACCTGGAACGACGCCAACAGGCCCGACAGGTGGGCGAGTGCATCGGCATTCCTACGGGTTTACAACGGCTCGACGCGCTGACGGGCGGCTGGCGGGGTGGCCAGCTTGTAGTGTTGGCCGGCCGTCCTGGGACGGGTAAGAGCGCAACGATGTTGCATTTTGCCCGGACCGCCGCCATATCGGGTATTCCGGTGTGCGTGTTTTCCGCGGAAATGCCAAACACCCAGCTGGCCGGGCGAATGCTGGTAGGATGTTCGGGTATAGATTCGGGATCGTTCCGGACTGGGAATGTTGACAGTCAGGGGTGGACACGATTGGAACAAGCGGGTGCGGCACTTTCGGCAATGCCTGTTTACCTCAACGATAGAGGTAATATCACTATAGGGGCTATACATTCGCAATGCAAGGCGATGCACCGCCGGGGACGGTGCGGGATGGTCATTATTGATTACCTGCAACTGCTCGACACGACGTCCCGTAACGTTCAAAGCACCCGCGAGCGTGAGATCGCCGCTGCCAGCCGTTCGGCAAAGCTGCTCGCGAAGGAGCTTGACGCGCCCGTCATCCTGTTGTCGCAGTTGTCGCGCAAAGTTGAGGATAGGGCCGATAAGACGCCGTTACTGTCAGACTTGCGCGAATCTGGCGCCATCGAGCAGGACGCCGATATGGTGCTGTTTCTCGATCGTCCGGCGATGTATGGCGCGCAAACGATAAACTCGAATCGCTACGGATTAATTTCATCCGACGGGGTGGGGATCATGCACGTCGCCAAGAACCGCGAGGGGGCAACGGGGCGGATATACTTTCGCCACAACAAAAGTCTGACCCGAATAACCGACTACGACAGTCCCGCGACGGATGTAATCGGGGAGGCGGGGCCATTCTAAACCCTTTGCGATTTGGACGCATGAAAACATCCAAATGAAATAAGACCCACACAACGAAAGAAAATCGAAAATTCAGAAACAATATATGAATAAACAGATGTTTTACCCGCCATTGCGGGACGAGTTTACCAAATTCGGCGACAGATTCGAGAAAATCGCCCATAACAAGATCAACGGAATGTACTGCTACAAGCGCATGACCTCCGACGGGCTGACCTATTACGAGGTGTTCAAAGCCGCCAAAGCAAAAGACGAGAACGGTAACGCCTACGAACGCTATCCAAGCACAGCGCAATTCGGATTCGGTTCGGCTCTTTGCCTTCGGGGTGATGAACGACACACCGCTGACAAGATCGCCTTCTATATGGTAAACGGGTTCGAGGCGGGCAGATTTCGCGTGTGATATGACAAGATGAGGCGAAGAACAGGATAGACGGGTATAAATCCCGCCTATCCTCGAAAGCAAGGGCCGTAAACTGTTTCCCCGCACTTTGGTTCTCGACAAGCCAAAAGTACGAAAAAAAACGGGGAAGTGAGCAGAGCAAGACCGAAAGAAAAACGAAGGGGTGGCCAGCGGGACGACAGCACGCTGACAATAGGATTGAATAAGAAAGAACTTGTAGAGTTGCTGGAGCGTACCCGCCGTAAGTGCGAGGAGTACGAACGCAGACAGAGGTTCGCAATAAAAGATAAACTATTAAATATTAAAATGTTATGAAAAAAGAAACCAAAATCTACACGGAGTATTGCATCCGGAATCAAATCGCCGCCGGAGGGTCTGACGATTGGCAGATCCGTTTGGGGAAATACATCGTATCATTGCAATACGTGGATTGCCCTGGCGATGGCTTCTTGGGCCGTCTTGCGTCTTTGGCGGGGCGTGTCCCGCAGCGTTTGGTCGCTGTTATATATCAGAGAAATCGAGACGGTCAGATCAATGCTATCCGGCAAATATCGGTTCCGGCGAAGGGGGCCAGCATTACGACCGACAATGCGACGGTTTTGAAACTGTTCGGGCATGACGGACGGTTATGTGGTTTTGAGGTCTCCAAATCGAAAGGTCCTTATTTTTTGGGCGGTAGATGGGGGCGTATATCCGCCTCTCAGCCGATCCTACCGGACGAGCATAGGCGCGGAATAACCCATGACACGGAGCGCTGGGTTAGTATAAAATAGATTGTTAATTATTTAATCCATATGAGGATATATGGCACAGGATTCCATTCACAAGATCATCACAATCGAGATCGAATACTCGAAACTTATCAAAGGCTGGGCAGAGGCGCAAAAGGTAATAGATGAGACCCGGCAATCTATTAAGAACCTCAAGAAAGAGGATGCAGATTATTACGAGAAGATGGCCCGGTATAAAGCCGTAATTCGGGAAAATACCGATGCGCAGCGTCAATACATGAAGCAGATTAACGAGCAGGTCAAACAAGATGCACAACTCGATGGCTCCGTTAATAAACTCCGGAGCGATATTTCGAAGTTGACGAAAGAGTACTATGCACTCTCCGAAGCTGACCGCAAATCGGCAAAAGGAATGAAGATGGCCGAACAAGTGCGCAATATGCAAACGGAGGTAAACAAGGCCGAGCAGGATTTGCTGAATTTCCGGTCCAATGTCGGCAATTATGCAAGTGCGCTTAGTCCGCTATCTTTCCAAGTGCAACAAGTGGCCCGGGAACTTCCGTCGCTCACGATGTCCGCCCAGCAGTTTTTTCTGGCGATTTCCAACAACCTGCCGATGCTTGCCGATGAACTGAAGAGAGCTTCAGCCAATAATAAAGCGTTGCGAGCCGAGGGGAAAATGACGATCCCGGTGTTCCGGCAGGTTATTTCGTCTATCTTTTCCTGGCAGACGGCTTTGGTCGTGGGCATTACCCTGCTGACGGCCTACGGGAAAGAGATTGGGGCGTGGGTAAAGGGATTGTTTAGCGCAGGTGATGTGTTGTCGGATGTTGCTCAATATACGCAAGACCTCAACCGGGCCATTGAAAACAGCCGATCAGAGTTGAAGCGGGAGTTTGACGCCCTCCGTGAGGCAAAAAAAGGTACAGCCGAATATGCCGCCGCCCGCAAAGTCATAGAGGATAAATACGGGGACTATCTTTCCAACCAAAAGGAGGAGATACGGAATTTGGAGGACCAAAAGGCGGCTTATGATGCCCTTGCAGGCAGTATTACGGCGGCCGCTATTGCTAAGGGTTTGGAGGAATCCAATGCCAATGCCGCCGAAGAATACGGTAAAACGATGGACAAAGCCTTCGAAGGCGTGCAGGATAAGTTTATTAAAAAATTCGGCCGGGAGGCCGGGATCGCTTATTTTACCGAGTTTCGTGCCGGGTTAAATAGTGAAATTCCGGAATTGAAAGAGCGTGCGCAGGAAATATACCGGATGTTCAATGAGAACACCACAAAAACTCTGACGACTATGGCCGGGAACCGTCCGGTCGTGAGTGAATATGTAGAGGTTTCCAATGAACTGGAAAGCACGCTGAATAAAGTGCGAGATGCTACGGATCGGTATAACGAAACCCTTTCTGCAAACAAAATAGCGATGAAAACATTGATGGATATGTACAAGATCAGTGCAGATGACATCAATGCGCAAGGGGAGGCCATCAAGGATTTAATCAAACAAAAAGAGCAGGAACTTGCCGATATAAACAAGGAAATCGCAACCACGGAGGACGAAATTATTTCACGGAATAAAAGGGCCGAGGCTGTTGAGAATGAGATCAAACGCTTAAAAGAACTTGGACGAACTAACGAGAAAGTGCAAGAGGCTGCTAATAAAATAGCACGACAAGCCGCCAGGACACAGCTCGATTTAGAGAAGCAATTATCAAAATCCATTCTTGAACTTAGACAAGCGAGCCTTGAAAAAGACCTGGAACTTTCCCGGCTTCGCTTTTCGTGGGAACGCCAAGAGCTGGAAAACAAACTCAAATACGACAAAACGCTGACTGCGGAATTCCGGGAGGCTATAAACCAGCTGATCCTGAATATGGAGGAACGCAGGTATAAGGAGGAATCCGAAATCCGCCAGCGTTGGAGCGATAAGGAGTTCGAGGAAGAAGCCCGCAATGCGGAGAACAGGATCAAGATGCGGATCAAAGTCCAGGAAGAGATGGACAAACTATCTCTTGCGCAAGTAAAAAACAGGAACTATGCAGGATTGATCGGGGACGACAAGGATGCACGGATTAAAGCGCAGCAGGCCGTTGCAAATGAAGAATTGCGTATTGCTCAAAGTAAATATGACGCTATTTCACAAATGGATGAGGAGCAATGGAGTGCGCAATACGGTTCTATTCAAGCCTATGAGATGGCCCGACTGGATGCAGAAAACAATGTGCAAGATGCAATTAAGAAAACGACCGACCTGTCTATCGCCTCGCAAAATCAGGCAATAAAAGTGCAACTGGACGAACTGGCGGCCGCCTCCTCGTTAGTTGGGAGTCTAAGAGGTTTATTCGGGGCGTTGGGCGATGATCTTGAGGCATTCGCCATTGCAGAGCAGGCATTGGCCGTGGCGCAAATCATCATCGACGCTCAAAAAGCAACAATGGAAGCGATGGTTGCATCATTCCAACTCGGACCTATTGCGGGACCTATATGGTTTGCAACACAGAAAGGAATTATAACAGCGCAGGCGGCAATCGCATCGGCGACAACGCTTGCACAGGCCATCCCTTCGTTCTTCTCGGAAGGCGGCCTTGTCACGGGCCCGGGCACCGGAACTTCGGACAGCATTCCCGCAATGTTATCCAACGGCGAAGCCGTGATGACGGCCCAGGCTGTCAACGACTGGGGTGCAATGCTCTCAGCCATGAACGTGGCAAGCGGCGGAAACGCCATCCAAGTATCGAATCTTCCCCAGCGCAACGACGGAATGAAGGGGATGGAGCGCATGATGGAACGGGCCCTGATGAATATGCCGGCGCCCATTGTTTCGGTGGTTGACATCAACAAGGGGCAGAAGCGGGTCAAGGTTCAAAACAACCTCGGAAAATTAGGTCGAAAAAAATACGAATAATAACATGAATACCCTTAATAAGAAAGTGGGCCGCCCTCGTGCATATACCCCCGAAGCTCTTGAAGCCAAGTTTGAAGAATATGTCGAATGGGTGAAAGCGAATCCGCGATACAGCAACAAGGTATTGGCCGACGGCTCTGTTATTCCCGTACCTTACGAACGACCGCTGACACTTGTAGGATTCTGCGTGTTCGCGGATATTGTAGAGAATACTTTCCGGGAATACGAAAAGCAGGATGAATTTTTGAGCGTGTGTGCACGCGTGCGCGCGCGAATCGAATCCGATCAGCTGGAGGGTGCTATGTGTGAGCAGTACAACCCGACGATTGCGTCGCGTGTCCTTCATCTTGCCGACCGCCAGGATGTGACAACCAACGGCAAGGCGATAACGGCCGCAACACAGCCTATTTCCGTGGTCCTCGATCCCGAAGCTGCCAAGATCATCCAGTCCATAGGCAAAATGACAGTAGCAGTAAAGGAATGACGGGGCGCGCTGCGTGTGATGATGCACGCCACCGAATAACGACGAAATGACGAGAGCCGGGACAATTCCCGGCTCTTTTTATCTTTTGTCGGGTGTATTTGTCCGTTATTTGCGCTTTGGGGTGCTGAAATTTCGACGATCTCCCGGCGAATGGAAACTTGTCACCCAAAGAACAAAAGCCGCCAAATCGGCTATTCCTTTGTTGTCGGCTTGAATCCTATCGGCTGGGAGGGCTTGCGAGCTTGCGGCACTTTGATCGACAATGCTGCGATGGCTTGGTAGATGTTATCGAGTTCCTTGCGCATATCCTCCGACAGATCGCTGACCGCTTCGGCATTGTCTGCATCAGCTCGTTCCAGTAATGCCAGTTTTGCCCGAATTTCGGCCAATTCTGCCGTGATTTGGGTTGTTGTGGTAATGTAGTTGCGCATCGCTACGAAAGCCCGCATAATGGCCCTATTTACTCGTATAGCCGTCTCGCTACGCAGGACGCTCGAAAGCATTGCGACACCCATTTCCGTAAAAGCAAATGGCATATAGCGACGACCACCCCAATTTGAGGACGCATTTTGTGATGTTAGACTTGAGGTCGCAATTTGCGTCCTCAAAATTTCATATTCTTTTTCCGAGAGTACAAACATAAAATCGTCGCCCTCGAAACGCTCGATATTGCGCCTTACGGCCTCTTTCAGCCGCTTTGTCTCCACTTGGTAGAGTTCGGCCAGGTCGAAGTCCAGCATTACCCGCTGGCCTCGTATTTCGTAAATCTTGCTTTGGATGGGTTGCAGTTCCATAAGTCGGTATTGTTAAGATTTATCCCTCGTATCCTTCGTAATAGTACGACTGTTCGATTCCCTTGAAAATAACTTCCCGATCATCCGTGCGGTCGGTTAATGCCTGGCCGAGCAGGGCCCGTAATTCCAGATCATTGATCGGGCTGCGTTCCATAGCCTGCAAATACAAATCCTTATCCACCTTCCGCCAATCCACAACCTGCTGGAGGCGCTTTTTCAGCATCATGTCGAGCCAGATGCGAGTGGCCCGACCGTTGCCCTCCATGAACGGGTGTGCGATGTTCATTTCGACATATTTTGCGATGATCTCCTCGAAGGTCGTTTCCGGCATCTGCTCGATCACCGGGAGGATCGCACCCAGATAAAGGCAATTTGCAAAGCGAAAGCCCCCCTTTGCGATGTTCAGCGTCCGAATCTTTCCGGCAAAGTCATACAACCCACCGAACAGATAGCGGTGAATCTCACAAAGCCCGGCCACGGTTCCGACCTCTATACGGTCGATGTCCCCCGATTCGAAAAGGGCGTGCGCTTGTTTGAGGCTTTGGGCGTCTATTTGATAGGTTTTAGAATTCATATAGGACGGTTTTTTATTTCGTTTTCCAGTTCTTTCAGTTGTTCCATATCCTCACGGTCTGCCTCAATAGCTTCTTTGCGTTTGCGGCGTGCATTGAATTCTTCGTAAACCTGATAAGCGAATTTGTCTTTGTGCTCTTTACGGACCATTCCAGCGTTAGATAACAAGCGTTGGTCGTTGGAAAGCAGAATTTTATCGACGTTTTCACGCCAAAAATTCATTGTGAGGTCTTTTCGGTTCTTGGCTCTGAATTCAGCCGTTTCTAAAAAGATAACGACCAGTCGATTCAAAGAATCCAATTCGTCGTGCGTCAAATAGTTTTTGGCGATAATCACATCTTGTTTGCGCACTACCGCCCCTTTCCAAGAAGTCAGCCCCATATTCGGAGCATCTGCATCGGCTCGCGTCGTTACAATCTCCGCGGAAGTCTGCCCTGTTACGGCATACAAAAGTTTGTTTTGTGTCTCTGCATAGAACATTTGTGTCGCTTTGTCTGTTTTATCATAATCACTACTTAAGGCAAACAGATCGCGCACCTTTTGATAAAATCGCTTTTCCGAGGCTCGAATATCGCGAATACGGGCGAGAAGTTCGTCGAAATGATCCGGGCGGCCATCGGGATTTTTCAATCGCTCATCGTCAATTACAAACCCTTTACGCAGGTATTCGGCAAGATTGCGGTTTGCCCATTGGCGGAACTGCACGCCGCGGATAGATCGAACGCGAAACCCTACCGCTAAAATCATTTCCAATGAATAGAATTTAACTTGGTAGGGCTTGCCATCTGTGGCAGTTGTTAAGTAATTCTTAATAACTGAATCGGCGGTTAATTCTTTGTCTTTTAGTATGTTGTTTATGTGCTGGCTAATGTTGGGGACCGAGGTGGCAAAAAGTTCGGCCAACTGCATTTGATTGAGCCAGACCGATCCGTCGCGGGCCAGTAATGAAACACTACTTTTTCCGTCGGCTGAATTGTATAGTATCAATTCTTGTTCCATGATGCAGATGTTTGAGGTTATTCCCCTTTTTCTACTTTGATAAGTTTGCCGCAATGCGGGCAGGTGATTGTGTTTGTCGGTTGAGGGGCGAAAAAATCACCCACGTTACAACCAATAGCGGCGGCAATACGCTCAAGCACTTCTACACTTGGATTCCCATTAATATGCTGGCTAAGTCCGACGGGCGTAATTCCCATTTTTTCGGCCACTTCTTTAACAGTTAGGCCGTTAGCCTTTATTGTTCTCTTTATATCCATAGCTTTAAATCTTTGGTACTGGTACAAATGTAGCTATAACTTTATTTTTCTGCAAAAATAATAGTAAAAACTTTATTTTTTATTTGCATAATTAAATTTATAGCTTTATATTTGCATCAAGAAATAAAACCAATAGCTATAAATGTTATGACAACCACCCGCACCCGCTACAACAAATCGAAGATCATGCGCAACGCCTGGTATCTGAAACGTGCCAACGCTTCGATGACCTTTTCGGCCTGCCTGCGCAAGGCTTGGCGTAACGAGAAGCTGGCGGTCATGACGGCGATAATCGAGAACCGCCCGATGGAGGAGCCGAAAGCCGCCGCCCTCGATCCGCTCCCGCTGATAATCCCGGCCGACTACTACGGAGACAGCAGAACCTATTACGGAGATTAACGGCAACGATATGAACGAACAATTAACCCGGTCCGACATTCGGACAATGGCCCGCAAGGCGGCCGATTATATCACCTTCAACTGCGACGGCGTAAGCGAAGGTTTCGAAATTACCCACAAGGGGTACACGATATTCGTTGACTATTCGGCCCGGTTGTGCAACGACGAGATGAGCGAATTTACAGAAGTCCCCGCCGTATGGGATCGGGCGGGCCGGGAGTGTCCGGAGATCGCCGAAGCCTTGCAATTAATGTTGAACTAACCGATTAAAACTATAAAATCATGACTATCGAAGATTTGAAAAACGTAAAATTAAGCCCGATGACCGCCGGATACCTGGCTATCTATATCAAATTATCGGACCTCTGCGGCGAGGCGGCGGAAGTTACCGAAATGGATTACTGCGGCTCGGCGGTCAATGAGGTGAACAGTGAATTTGACAGCGCATTAGGCAAAGCGCAAGACGAGGTAATGAAGTTGGCCGTGATGTCCATGACGGAAAATTTATGTACGTTGTCCAACAATACCGAACTATGATCTACGAACTGACATACGGCGGCTATCGGTTGGGGACATTCCCCACCGAGGCCGAGGCTGTCCGCCGGGCAGGGTATCTTCCGAAGGGGCGCTATACCGTCCGGGAATGGGAAAAGGATGGCGAATTTTCGACGTTCGACCCTTCGATGAATAAATGCTACTGTTTCACCAATAAATAAAATTTTAACGCTATGGACTACAACAGACAGACAATTGCAAACGAAATCGCCAGCTTCAAATACACGATGAAGCAAACAAACGACGATATATCCCCCGCCGAAATAATTGACGGGCTTATGCAGTGGGTAGAGCAATACACAAACGTGCTGCACGAAATATCCGTCGCCGAGACCCTCGACGATTTGAAAGAGTTGAAACAAAACGCAGCGTGCCCCGACATCCGCCCCGATGTTGCGATATGGGCGTTGCGCAGGATTGTGCGGGTAATAATGGCTGCGGATTGTTTGTATCAGCGCCTATGCCGGGAATCTTGA